CCGCGGCGATGGCTGCGGAACTGCCCGCTCCAGCGCCTACAGCGCCCGCCTGCGCGTGAACGGCACCCCAGACGACTGCCCCCGTGGCAACAGCCATGCCCCAGCAGGACAGCCAGAAGCGGGTGGTCTGCCATCCTGGGCGGGACTTCTCCGGGCCGGCTTTGGCGGTGAAGGTGATGGGCATGGGCTACCTCGTGGTGGCGAGAACCTGAACCATCTTAGCACCACCGCCCGTTCCCGCCTCTCGGCGCACGAACACGACCTTGCGGATGTGCTCGCTCCAGTGGATGACGGAAGAGGGTCCGGTCGGGGCGCACCGGGCGTGGACGTTCACCCCGTCGAAGCTGACTTCCATCGCCACGTTGGACTCGTTGAAGACCAACTGCTCGTAGCCTTCAAACAGGAACTCAAACTTGGAGTCAGGGTCGGTGAAGGAGGTCACCGCAGACAGGTCCCGCCGCTGGTAGAAATCAGCCATGGCGGGGCCCTTTCAGACGCGCGTGAAGCACATCGTCCGGGCGGTGGACGCTCCGCCGGACTGCTTGAACCACACCTTCTTGTTCTTGCAGAAGACGTAGAGCGGCACCAAATCCGCGGCCTTCACCAGCCCGTGGTCGTTCACCCCGTCGAAGGAGAGCAGGAAGTCGCCGGAGTCCGCCCGGAAGACGAACTGATCGGGCTGGAAGGACAGCGAGATGTCGGGGGCGGTGTTGTACGTCGCCGGGGCTACCACCGTGGTCATGAACTCGGGCATGGCGAGCACCCTACCGCAGCAGCGCCAGGGCTGCCACCCTCAGAAGATCTCCGCTGAAGCGTCCCAGTGCCCGAAGAAGACGACGCCCGTGTGAGCGGTCCCCGGCGTCGGGACGAACCCCGTATGCCCGATGTAGTTCGCCGTCATCGTGACGGTGCCCGCGCCCGCGCCGTAGTCCCAGTCCGCAGTAGCGGCGGTCTGCCCCCGGTAGAAGGTGACAGCCGGAGTCTTGTACTTCCTCACCTTGAAGGAGATGGTACCGAGCCCCGTGCCTACCGCCGTGTCGGAGACGAGCTGCGTCATCCCGAGCAGGGTCAGCGTGCCGGGGGTGGTGTTCCGGTCGTAGGACTTCTCGTAGAACGAGCAGCAGACTTCCAACTCGGACGAGTAGGTCGCCTCCATGCGCTGCCACGGAGGGAGGAGCGTTGAGGCGCTCTCGGTGAGCATCACTTGGGCGGCTTCCATGTCGCCGTCTGAGGTGCCCGAGCCGTTTCCGATGCCGGTGATTTCGATGACCACCGACATCTCCGTGACGGTGGCCCCGATGGCGCTGCTCTGTGCCGAGTACCGAACGAAGGAGGTCCCGCTGGCTTGAATGTCAACTGCCACCGAGGCCGGCGTAGCGGAGCCGGTGTACCCTCCGGTATACGTCTCCGTCTCAGCGGCATTCGTCCCAGTCACCAGCTTCATGGTGACCGTCTGCCCGCCGGGGAAGGTCACATTCCGCAGCCACGCACTGACGTTCAGCACCTTGCCCCGCAGCCCTGGAATGAGCCGCCGGTCGATCTCCTGCACCAGCACCACCTTCGCCGTGACGTTGCCGGGGCCCGCCGCAGCGTACCCAAGCCGGTAGGCGAGGTCGGAGGCACTCAGACCGCTCCCAAGGTTCTGCTTGGTGACGTTCGCGACGCCCCCGTCTGCCGCGCCATCCGAGACGCTGCCGGCGTACCAGCGGTCAGCCGTCCACGCACGGTTCCACACGTTCGCACCGGCGGCGTGAGTCACCGCGAAGGTGTCGCCTCGCTGCCAGAAGTCGAAGGCTGAGTTCAAGACGTTGTTCTTGGACCGTGCCGTCGAGTGCAGGTAGTCGGTGTTCACCGCGTCCGCTGCCGTCGTCGGGAGGGCGATGTTGGCGATGCGCTTGGTGGTCAGGGAGGAGAGCACGCCACCAGCAGCGACCTGCCACTCCGCCACCGCGTTCACGACGAGCTGGAGGGGGTTGTTGTTGGCGATGACCTGCGCTGCTCCCGCCACCGCAGCGAGGAACACGCTCACCCCGGCGCTGTCCACCACGCCCGAGTACACCCCACCAGCAGTTCGCTGCATCGAGATGTAGTCGGCGTTGTCCGCTGCCGACTTCAGCCGCATCTCTGTGGCCGACTCCTCCGTCAGGAAGAAGCTCGGCCACGCCGCCTGCCGAGCGGCTGCCCCGAAGACGAGATCGCCATCCTTGTCGAAGGACGACAGCACCGTGCCCGCGCTGCTCTGCACCTCAAAGATGTTGGCGGTCTGCGCCGCGAAGGCTTTGACGCGCAGCGCAGTCAGCACCGCGGATGGGGCAGCGAACCGCCCTTCAGCGTCCACCGCCGCCAGCACCGCATCGGCGCTGTCCAGCCACTGTTGCAGAGCCGCCGTCTGCCCGGCGAATCCCTTGGCCGTCAGGGGCGTGGTGCCAACCGCGCCGGAGGCGAAGCGGAAGCCGGTGGTGCTGGGGTCGGCGTTGGTGCCGTCCGTCCGCACCGCGTTCACCAGCGCACCCTTGGCACCGTGGACGAGGTAGGCCCGGTCGATGGGGGTCAGGTCGATGTCGGCCCCACCCACGCCGTTGAACCACACGTCCGCGGTGGCTCCAGCCGTCATGGCGGAGCCCACGCGCCGCCGGACGGTGCCCGCAACCGAAGACAGCGCACCAGCGTCGTTGACGTAGATGACATCGCCCACCGCCACCGCGCCGCCGGCGATGGCCTGCGCCGCGATGCGCCCGATGTAGCGCACCTTCATCAGCCCCAGCGTGGCGACCGTGGCGACGCCTGCCGGGGTGCCCTCCACGACGCAGAGCAGCTCATCCACCTCTGCCAGTGTGGCGGAGGTGCTCAGGGTGAAGCCGGGCACCGTCTCCTGTCCAGGGAGCGTGGACTTGATGACGCTCGCCGCAGTGCAGCGCACGATGGTCCCTCGGGTGAGGTTGCCTCCGCTCGCGTTGACACCCACGATGATGCCGGGGTCGGACAGGAGGGCGTCCATCTGCTGGAGCATGGCGTTCGACGCCGCCGCCCAACCATCCTGTGCGTCCGCCTCAGTCGTCTCCCCAGAAGCGGGGATGCGCTGAAGGGTTTTCAGTTGCTTCACCGCACAGACAACCCGGTTCTCCTGCTCGGTCGGGAGCCCTTGGTTGACGAGCAGCCGGATGAGGTACGAGCCCTCCTTCTTGGGTGTGAAGGTCGGGTTGGACACCACCGAGGAGGAGAGGTTGTCGGTGGTGCCAACCGGCTGGTCGAGGATGCTCCAGGCGTAGGTCAGCTCACCCCCGATGTTCAGGTTGTCCAACTGGACGAGGGTGTTGATGGTGAGGTTGGTGTTGCTCCCCACCACAGCGTTGACGGTGACGACAGCCTGCGGCATGGCTCACTCCTCGACTGCTCAGTACCGCTGGATGGTGCCGGTCATGCGAATCGGAAGAGGGTCTGGCACAGTGTTGTCGGTGGTCGCGCCCTGCTGGCGATAGGCGGTGTAGGCCACCTTCACCATCGGGGTGCCCGCGGCATAGGTCGCGGCAGGAGACGCGAGAGTCGCGTCAGCGAGGGCGGTCACCTCTCCGGCGGAGAGCGTACCCACCGTGATGAAGTTCGTCTCCAGTGAGTAGGTGCGCCCGGCTCCGCCCACGTTTGGGAGGATGGCAGCAAGAGTGTCGAGCGCCTGCACCGCTGCGCCACCGATGAAGTAGACCGAGAACACGGAGTTCAGCGGAGGGGCGGTCTTTACGACCACTACTTCAGTTCCGGGGAGCGCCCGGAACAGCACGCCGGTCGGCGGGGTCGCTGCTCCAGTCGGAATGCTGGCGATCAGCCCGAACGTCGTCTCCCCGAACGGAGCCAGCATCACCCGTTGGTCGATGATGTTCGCCTTGGTGATGCTGCCCGTCATGTTCCCGTTGTTGGAGAAGATGGTGGCGATCTTGACGTAGCCTGTGGTGACCGCAGGCTCGACAGCCGCACCAGTCGCCGCGACCACCCCGACCTTGTAGCTGATGGCTGCGGTGGAGATGGCGGGGCTGACGACCTGCCCCGTGGAGCCATCCTGGGTGAAGGCCAGCGTCTTGTTCACCGCGGTCGAGACGAAGAGGCCGGTGCCCACGTCCAGCACGTCACGAGACGCGGAGTTGCCCAGCACCCGGTTCATCCGCACTTCGATGATGTCGTAGCGGTCCGAGCCAGCAGCCGGACCCGCCGGGATTCCGAGAAGGTTGGTGTTCGCCAGCAGGGAGAGCGGCTTGTAGGTCGAGAGGTCGTCGAGGCCAACGACGGAGCCCACGCTGGCCGGCACGTCACCCGGCAGGTACTGGAAGCCCTGCCCCAGCGCCACCTGCACCGACAGAGCAGGCACCGCACTCGCGCGCACCTTGAAGCCGTCTCCGACGAAGCCGGAGGGAGGGGTGCCGGACAAGTCGCTGGTGCCGGAGGCGCGGGCCGTGAAGACGCTCTTGAGCACCTCCCGCAGCGAGCGGTCGAGCTGGCTCTGGGCGGTGTTGATGTCGCTGGAGAGCGGACGCTCACGCGGGTTGATGACTTCTCGGTCCCATCCGTTGTTCGCCATGTCACTCGCCTCTCAGTTCGATTGCCGCGGAGATTCCAGCAGCCTTGATGCTCTGGAGCGTGTCCCAGAGCCCCTTGTACACGGCCTGCTTCGGCAAGTCGAAGCCGTCGTAGCCGCCCTGGATGTAGCCGAACGCCAGCGTCGCCGGCACGTCGTAGGCACAGCAGGCACGTCCGCCCAGTGCGTTCGTGTAGTCGCCGGGATTCGAGTCCACCGGGTTCGCGGGGACCTCATTCCAGACGAGGGAGGTGTCCCTCATCGGCGCGAGGTTCGGCACTTGGATGATGAAGCCCCCGCGGTGGTCGTTCTCGTCGAGCCAGCGGTTGCGGAAGGGCACCGAGTCTGCGTCCGGGTCGTCGTAGACGCAGAGGCTCGGGTCGTAGTTGGAGCCCGCGATGGGGTCCGGCGGGCCGTCCCAGCAGGTCTGGTAGGCGATGTCCCACGTCTCGATGAAGTCGCCAGAGGCGTTCAGCGGGTACAGGAACAGGCGCACTGCTCGCTCGATGGACGCCGGGGAGATGTTGTCCGGCAGGCTCCGCACGCGCGCCCGGTAGGCATCATCCGTCTCTGAGAGGAGTCGGGTGATGCCTCGGTCCAACCCGTTCTGGTCGAGGGAGGCGTCCACTCCGCCGGAGGCAGAGGTGCTGGTCATGCGGACAGCGATGGTGAGGTCGCCCATGTCGGGGTCCTCAACGAGGGTGTCGATGGTGTCGATCTCCCCGGCCAAGGCGTTGCCATCCGCCGCAACCACTCGTCCAGTCACGTTGAACTCGTACCCTTCAAGCTCCGCGACGACACCCACCGTGAAGGGTCCGAGGTCAGCGATGGCGAAGAAGACATCAGCGGTGGTCTGGAAGCGTCGCCCTGAGAGGCTGCACGTCACCACCGTCCCGGCCTTCACCGTCACGTCGATGCCTTCAGCGTTGGGCGTGGCTCGGTAGAACTCCACCTCCCCCGTGGCCGCAGCGCCCCCCGTCGAGGACAGGATGTACGCGCCGCAGCCCACTCGCGCGACCGCCAGCGACAGCCGGGACATGGCCGCGGCGAAGGCTCGGAGCATCTCGTAGCCGGGGCCGGGGTCCTTCAAGGGCTCCAGGTAGTGCGGAGGCAGAAGCCGATCGAACATGTCGAGGAAGACCTGCGGCGTGTACGGGTCGATCGGACACGGCATCGCAGGGGCAGCAGCCATCGAATCACTCCACCAGAGTCCAAGCGTAAATCACGCTGGAGATAGGGTTCATGTTCCCGAACTCGTCCACCGCCATCGGGATGAAGCGGGGGCTTGCCGGCCAACCGGACTTCCGCAGCAGGGTGTAGCTGAAGCCATCACCGACCGCCGTTCGCACGTTGCCGAGGCTGTCGGGGTAGTTCTGCGTGAGAGCGTCCCAGTCGTGTGCCACCTCGTAGATGTTCAGGATGGGGAAGCTCACCATGATGACGACCCGTTGAAGGGTCGCCGGTGAGACAGGCTGCACCGTGAAGGAGAGCTTGGTCGTCGAGGTGATGGCTGCCGCCAGTGCGGGGCTGAAGTCGCTGACGACAGGAGGCTCAGTGCCGGTCAGCACCAGCGTCGGGTCGTCCATCATCCCCTGCATCGAGCGGCTGGTACTCACCTCGTCAGGAGGCGTGGGGCCCATCACCGGGAGGTCGCAATCGACGTTCGGCATGGCTCACCTCACAGCGTCGGGATGACGGCGAACGGCACGAGCAAGTCGCCCACGACGTGCTGAGTCGGCGTGCCCGTGTTCGGGAAGCTGCCTCCCACCGTGGGGGTTCCCACGCACCACGCATCAGGGATGCGCCCGCGCCACGCGGTTTTCACGGTGGTCGCGTCGTAGAGGTACAGGGGGAGCGTGCGGAACTTCCCGGTGATGGTGTCCGCCGGGAAGTAGCCCCCGTACGTCGTGCCTGTCGAGCCGAACGTATAGCTGCAAAGCCCACCGCTACAACCGCCGAGGCCGTTGTCGTCCCAGACGCGAGAGATGACGCGGTTGCCCGCGAACGAGCCCCAAGCCGGAGCGCCGCGCGTGTTGACGTTGGTTTCGCTCCCCACCCACGTCTGGCGAATGTCCAGCGTCTCGGCGTCCACCACCTTCTCCGCGAACTGGTAGCTGTGGAACTTCCCCTGCCCGTCCCGGCTCGTGGCGAAGTGGAAGCCTCCGTTCGCGTTGACGGCGAAATGGGATTTGAAGGCTGCGGAGAGGGTCAGGTCGGTGGTGAACGCCTCATAGTGGTTGTCGGTGGGCGCGCTCGCTCCCAACGGGGTCGAGAACTCCGCGTCCCCCGTCACGCTGATGGTCGCGCGTGGGCGGGCGGTGCGGGAGCCTCCGGTGAAGGGCGTGTAGCTCCAGATGAAGCCGGCGCTGGCGGAGGTGTCGCCGGGCACCACGACGGGCCCGCAGTAGTTGATGCAGAGGTAGATGGGCCCGAGAGCCGCAGGCGACTTGAGGACGATCCACGAGTGGTTGACCCCCTCTGCCTCCGGCACGATGAGTGCCGCGTTGAAGGTGGCCGTCCAGAGGTCAGCCACGGCGCTGTAGGCGGCGGTGCTGCTGCTCCCCTCACAGGTCCAGAGCGAGCCAGCCGGGCGGGCCACGGAGCCCCGCACGCCAGCAATGACGGAGGCGGTGGTGCCTGTTGCCACCTCACCCTTGAGGTGGGCCTTGAAAGCCCACAGCCACGACTTGGCGATGTTCGCCGCCGTGGTGACGAGGGAGAACGGGGCGTTGCCGCGCGAGTACCACGAGCCGACGAGGGTTGGAGCAGTCACGGTTCAGCCTCCTGCGAGAGTGTAGGCGTCTGGGTTGGTGCCGGTGATGATGGGGGTGTCGGTCTGCGCTGCGATGGCGGACACGAGGCCGAGGCTGGTCCGCAGCACCTGGAGGGGCTTCGCCGCCACGTTGCCGGCGGGACTGATGATGTTGTTCCCGCTCGTCGCCAGCCCCGGCACCGTGGACAGCACGGTGAGGGCGTCGTCGATGACGATGCTCGCGCCGGGGTTCAGCGAGTTGACGTAGGTGACCATGGCGGCACGGGCAGCGAGCGCCGCCGTCTCGACGTTGGTGCCTGCTTGGAAGGTGAGCGCCAACTGGAAGGCTTGGAGCACGACGTTCGACACCAGCACCTGCACGAACACCCCAGCGGGCCGGTACTCCGCCAACGCACCAGACACCTGCGAGGCCAGCATCTGGCTCTGCACTTGGTACCGAGCGGGGATGGCGTCTGCGGTGACGAACTGCTCCGTGAAGGAGTCCGCCACGATGAGCTGGACGAGCCGGGCGGGGCGACCGATGGCGTCGATGACCTCAAACGCGACCGCCTTCCGCACCCCTTCAACAGACAGTGCCGCCTCCTCCAGCGCCCCGAGAGTGCCCCGGCGGACGGTGGTGAAGAACTTGCGGGCTCGGTCGCGGAGGGAGTCGTCGCTCTCGGTGTCGTCCCCACCAGCCGTGGCGAAGGGATTGACCACCGTGATGCCGGTCGGCTGGGCGGGGAAGCCCGCGATGCTGGTGATGGTCCCGGCCTTCACGTTCTGGGAGCCGCCGGCCAGCACACTCCTCACCGCCATGGTGACCGGCCCCACTGAGGCGTTCGGGAAGATGGTGCTGGAGATGGTGATGAACTGGATGCCGTCCGCGGTGGAGAGCTTCGCGCCTGCTGGGATGGCGAACGAGGCGACGGTGGCGGTGGGGGTCGCGAACTGGACACTGCCCAGAGAAGCCGCCGCAGGCTTCCTCACAAGCCCGTAGCGGTCGAAGCACAGGCGGTCGAGGGCTGCACCCTGCGCGGAGTCCAGAAACAGCCCTGCGGCCAACTGGGCCAGTTGCCCGACCACCTCGTCACCCGCGGCACAGGCTGCGGCGATGAGGATGTTGGCGTCCATGCCCTCCCGCTCAACCGCATCCCTGGAGATGCGGCTGGACCGGGTTAGGACTTCATCCCGAGCCACGCGGAACAGGTCGGAGAAGGTGGGGAAGTCAGGCATGGGAGAACCTCATAGCACCACCCCTGTTTGAATCGGCAGACCCACGGACACCGCCTGCCCTGTCTTCTTGAGACGTGCTTTCACCGTGACCGTCAGCACGCCGTTCGATGCCAGTGAGAGGGAAGCCTGCACGGCTTCCACCTCCGGCTCCTGGGACACCTGCTGCTCAATCTGCTGCTTGAGCTTCACCAGATCGCCGGTCGGGAGGGGCTCCTTCATCCGCAGGCCAAGCCCGTAGTTCGGGAGGTGGAAGAAGTCGCCGGGCGTCGTCATCAGCCGCCGGGTGATGAGCTTTCGCACAAGGTCGGCCCCCGTCACGGTGTCGTAGTCACCGGCTCCGTCGAGGATGAGCGTGCCCCCGATGGAGTCGAGGTTCGCCGTTTGGGGGTTGGCGAAGTCGCGGGACGCCACCCGCCGCTTTGCGAGCGCGGAGGAGATGGAGTCCTTGTCCTCGTCGAGGATGCCGAGGAAGTCGGCTTGCCGTGGGGCCCCCAAGAGGAACCCGGCAGCATCCAGCAGCGTGGTCGAGGACACCCGGTGCTCGACCGACGCAGGCCCGAACTCCTCCAGCGTCATCAGGGTGTAGACCGTGGGGCTGACCTGGGTGACCTGCACGACATGGAGGAAGTCGAAGGTGTCCAGCCTCTGGATGGTCCACGTCGCCGGGTTCAGCGCGTCTCCGTCGAAGAA